ACTCAAGGAACTCAAGGACCTCAAGGATCTCAAGGATCTCAAGGAACAGATGGAGCAACTGGATCAGCAGGATCTCAAGGATCTCAAGGATCTCAAGGACCAGCCGCTACAACAACTACTATATACGCACCAGGGTCTGTATCTCCTCTTGCAATACTGTCGAGTGTGAATGTTATAGAATTTATACTTATTGGAGGTGGAGGCGGAGGTGCTAATAATGGATTAGGCCAACAATGGGCCGGCGGTTCTGGAGCTATAGGAATATATAAATATATAAATGTATTTTCGGAACCATTATCTATTGCCATAACAATTGGATTGGGTGGAACAAGTGGAACTAATGGAACAAATGGAGGAACAACAAGCATAAGCTTTACGCCAACATTAACACCAACTATAAATGTTTCCGCAACCGGCGGCATTGGCGGATCTTCAACTGGATCTACTCCTGGAGCAGGTGGAGTAGTGACACCTAATAATACATATTTTATTTATTCAACATCTGGAGCTAATGGAATTACTAATACTGGCCAGCCAAATAATATATTTTCGTATTATGGGCTAGGCGGCGACTATAACCAATCTGGTAGGGTCGGTGTTCTAGTTGTAACAACATATTCGTAATATCAAATATCAATTATCGAATATAAAATATAAAAAATTGAAATAAAATAAGTATTTAAAGAGAATGTATCATATTTAATTAAATACAATATTCGAAATGTCATACAAAAATGCCAATACTGTTTTATCTTTAAGAAATCCTCATATTAGAGACCGTAATATAAAATTCTTTGAACGCGGACATCGCTACGAAATTACAACAGATCCAGGAAAAAGATATACTTCTGTCACCACGCTGGTTCATGGTCAGTTTCCAAAATTCGACGCCGATGCGGTTATCGCAAAGATCATGAAGAGCAAGAGTTGGGTTCCAGGACACAAATACTGGGGTCTAACTGCGGAGGAAATCAAAGCCCAATGGAGTTCCAGTGGCAGTGCTGCGGCCAGTTCAGGGACAAATTTACACGAGCAAATCGAGACCTTTATGAATGATATGCGATTCAAATTTGAATATTCACATAACGAGTTGTTTCAAGAATATGAAATCGCGGAAAAATACGATCATGTAGATAGAGGTCTTGAATGGGATTTCTTCATTCGCTTTGTCAAAGACCATCCTCATTTGAAACCATACCGCACTGAATGGACGATTTATCATGAAGACGCAAAAATTGCCGGCTCGGTTGATATGGTTTACGAAAATCCTGACGGCACTTTAGAGATCTATGACTGGAAGCGATGTAAAGAGATAACTTCGGTTAACAGTTGGAATGAAACTGCGACGAACCCGCTGATTAAACATTTGCCGGCAACCAATTTCTGGCAATATTCGCTACAACTGAATACCTATAGAAAGATTTTGGAGGATAAATATGACAAGCGCGTTACAAAACTGTGCCTGGTCAGAATTCATCCAGACTCTTCAAATTACGAGCTCTTGGAGGTGCCATTTTTGGACAAGGAAATCAGTGATTTATTTGCGGAGCGATAAGCAATAAAGAACATATTTAAAAATTATTAAAGAATTATTAAAGAATTATAAAAAGACTTAAAGTTTAATCCATATTATATTACAATATACAATACAATATGGAATTTCAAACAGACGTAAATTTTCCCTATTTTTGGTATTTTATTTTTTTATACTGGTTGTTAGTGTATACCCCTTTGCCAAAGCATATAAAAAAATGGAGTCTAATTTATCATCGTTATTCTGAAAATACACTAAATCTTATTATTCATGGAAAACTATTACATGAAGATATTGATGCTTTAGATGATGAAGAAGTAGTAGAAGAAGTAGAAGAAACAAAAGTAGCAGATGAAGTAAAGATGGAAGAACCAATAAAATTCGAAGACAAGTATTTGGAGAAATTTAAACAGTTTTCCAGTGATTATTTTTTTAACGAAGACGAGTTATTGTTAAAAGCTAACAAATATATTGAATTCAAAGCAGAATGGGAAGCCAATCAAAAGAAAGTATATGATAATATTCATAATTTACTTACAGAAACTCAGAAAATTATTGCCAAAGGCTCTATAATTGCCAAAGGCTCTATAATTGCCAAAGACTCTGTAATTGCTGATGATCTTAAGAACGAACTAGTTAAATATTTTGACATTGAAGAGGATTATAAAGAAGATCCAGCGAATATTGATTTTGATGAGCTTTATATTTATGTAGAAAATGACAGTATAAGGTTTTTATCGGAATTAGAATTAATTGAAAAGGTAGATTGGTCTCCAGAATTAGAAACAGAAATTCAGGAAAAGGCGTTAAATCATGTTTTAGAGTTGAAATTGGAAAGATTTATTAATAATTATGTGTTAGAGACTACTCCTTTAGGGAATGTTTTTATGAGATACAATAATCAGAAAAAATCATTTGAGTATTACAGTAACAATACCGTGCCATACCGATATTTGGAAACGATTGGCCGAAAATATGTCATGACTTTTAGGTGTAAAGCGCTTTTTGTTGATTTAGAGGAGGAACTTAAGAATGCTTCGGATAAGAAGGAAAAGGAAGAAAAGGAAAAGGAATTAAAGGAATTAAAGGAAGAAAAGGAACAAAAAGATTTCAGACCTAAATTTAAGTCTTACAATAATGACTTGAAAATGGACAAAACTATGATGAAGGGACGTCCAGGTCTGCCACCGCAAATAAAGGTGAATTTGCCTAATGTAACTGGTTCAAATCAAGGTGAAAAACAATTATTAAAGGAAAATGCCAACAGATATACCTGGATTAGCAGGCTTTCTGATTTCCCAATGCTAAAAAAGGTAGATCGAAAAACAGTAGATAAAAATTATGCTATGTCTTTTGCGGATTTTAAGAAAAGTAAGGAAATTAAAACATAATTATATTATAGTTATGCGTCCAAAATTATATACAAGAAAGAAAAAAATGAAATCCGAAGCGATGGCTGCGGCTGAAGCAAAGGCTATTGCTGATACAGCGAGGAATACTGCGGAAACTAAAGTTGCGACTAATGATCTGATTAAAGATACGGAAGCTGAAAATAAGGAAACTGCGGAAGAAGAAAAAGAAGAAAGAGAGGCAAGAGAAGCACAAGAGGAAAGAGAAGCAGAAAAAGCCGCACTTATCGCAGCTCTAAAAGAGGAGATCGAAGAAATAGAAAGGAAACTAGAAGAGTTAACTCCAGATATAACTAGAATTTATGAAAAATCTCAACAAATTGAAAACTCAAAAAATAATAATAATAATAAAAATTTAACAATAGAAGAACTAACTCCAGAAGAGTTTGAGAAATTTAAAATTTATATAGATGTATATAAAAACCTTATTGAAAAAAATGATGAGCTATATAGGGTTGAAAATTCTAGCACTGAAGAATGGTCATTTACTTCCCTTCTGTTAGCTCCTGTTAAAAAATTTTTCGGTAATCTTTTAGGTAATATAAAAAAAATGGGAGCAAAAGCTACAACGGCATCAATAAAAGGGATGACAGGATTTGTTGTTGAATGTTATAAAGAAATACAACCGAATTTAATTGAATTCGCACAATTAAAAAATGAAACACAGCTAGCTGTTACGGGGAAAACTTTAGGCGCAGCGCAATTAGGCATTGATGGTTTAGCAGAAACAGGTCCAACCGGAGAATTAAGCGCAGCAGCATTAAATGGAGCGATCGAAACAGGTTCGCCAACTGAAGCCATAAATGGCGCGACAAAAGGGCTCACAAACCAGGCACTAGTTATGTCAGGTCCAATTGTTGATCCAGCTTTAAAATATACTGGTTATTCTGCTCCTGCTGCTCCTGCTGCTGGCGGTGGTCGCCGCAGTAATCCTAACAATCTAAGGGAGGTTCAAAAAGGCGGCTTAGCAGCAGCAAAACGAGTTGAAAACAGCATCAAACAGTTTCTAGGTTTATCTGTTTCTTCGTCACATATTTTGAACATGGTTAAACGAAAAACGATGGTTAAAAGAAAACGAGAATCTAATGGAATTCGACAGTCAAGAAAACGGGCAAAGAAACAATAAGAAAATAATATGTATAAAATATATTATGTTCAATGGCATTATAGACTATTTATTCGGATCAAAAAAAGATAACACAAAAATGGATTATACAGATTATATAGATATAGATCCGGATACGGATTTAGTAGGAGGCAGAGCCGGGTTCACCTTACTACAAAAGAAAGCCATCGCCAAAAAACTCAAAAATATATCCGAAGAAGAAGCTATCAAAGATTATCAGCACCTCAAACAAATGGATCTCAAAAAGATCTCCAATGAGACCAGAATCGGTAACAAATTCGTCGATTATTTCACCTTTTTACAGCGATTAGAAACTGTCGGTATAAAGGGATTTAATTATTTTGATTTTTTACAGGATACCGAGTATCATAAGAAGGCATATATTAAGAATTTGTTAGATTACCAGAAAGGAGACGATAAACAGGTTGCGTTATATCGCGTTTTTAAATTACATGCTGGATCGATTGGTTTATTTAAGCCGCTAACTGCGATGGAAGTTTATGCTCGATTTAAGCCAAGATCAGTGCTTGATCCCTGTATGGGATGGGGTGGACGCTTAGTAGGCGCTTGCGCTCTAGATGTGCCTAATTATATTGGCATTGATTTGAATAAGGATTTGAAGGAACCTTATACTCATATGGTCAAACTTTTGAAAAAGGTCGGGGCAAAAACAAAGATAAAATTAATGTTTAAAGATGCGTTAAAGGTCGATTATTCGAAGCTGGATTATGACATGGTTTTAACTTCGCCGCCATATTACAATGTAGAAATTTACGAAGGTGGAGAAACTAAAACAGAGGAAGAATGGGAACAAGAATTTTATATCCCTTTATTTTTGAAAACTTATAAGTATTTGAAAAAAGGAGGCTATTATGCGTTAAATGTGCCACAAAAGTTGTATGAAAGTGTTTGCTTAGATCTTTTTGGGCCGGCAAA